CTACCGGGCGCTGATCCTGCGCAAGACCTTCCCCCAGCTCAGCGACCTTGTGGACAAGAGCCAGCTCTACTACCGCAGGGCTTTCCCCGAAGCGCAGTACAACGCCACGAGCCATGTCTGGGTCTTCCCCAGCGGGGCGAAAATTTATTTCGGCTCGATGCAGCACACCAAGGACCGGACGAATTATCAGGGCAAGGCCTTCGATTTCATCGGGTTCGACGAGCTGACCCACTTCGAGTGGGAAGAGTACAGCTACATGATGAGCCGCAACCGCCCCACCGGCCCCGGCACACGGGTGTATCTGCGGGCCACCACCAACCCCGGCGGCGTGGGCCACGGGTGGGTGAAGGCCCGGTTCATCACCCCGGCCCCGCCCGGTACCCCCATCGTGGAGGAATATCCCATCCGAATGCCGGACGGCAGCGAAAAGCGGCTGAAGCGGGCGCGGGTGTTCATCCCGTCCAGCATCTTCGACAACCCCGCTCTGCTGGAAAATGACCCGGACTACCTCGCCAGCCTTGCGTCCCTGCCCGAAGCGGAAAAACAGGCCCTGCTCTACGGCAGCTGGGACAGCTTTTCCGGGCAGGTGTTCACCGAGTGGCGGAACGACCCCGGCCATTACTTCGACCAGCGCTGGACCCATGTTATCGAACCGTTCCCCATCCCGAAGCACTGGAAAATTTACCGTGGCTACGACTTCGGCTTTTCCAAGCCTTTCTCGGTGGGGTGGTACGCGGTGGACGAGGAGGGGCGGCTCTACCGGATCAAGGAGCTGTACGGCTGCACCGGCCGCCCCAACGAGGGGCTTCGGATCGACCCGGTGGAACAGGCCCGGCGGATCCGGGAGGCCGAGCAGAACGACCCGGTGCTGCGGGGGCGGGTCATCCAAGGCATTGCCGACCCCGCTATCTTCGACGAGAGCCGGGGCGAGAGCATCGCGGCCATGATGGAGCGGAGCCCGAACTTCCTGCACTGGATGCCCGGCGACCACACCCGCCTTGCGGGCAAGATGCAGTTCCACTACCGGCTGGCGTTCGACGGGGAGGGCAAGCCGATGTTTCAGGTCTTCAATACCTGCAAACACTTCATCCGGACCATCCCGAATCTGGTCTACGACGAGAGCAATGTGGAGGACATCGACACCCGGCAGGAGGACCACATCTACGACGAATGCCGGTATGTGCTGATGGAAAAACCCATCTCGCCGCCCCGCCGCACCGTGCGGCCCCCGCAGCCGGATGACCCGCTGGAGCTGCATCAGAGGGCGCGATTTTACCGGATCTAGCCCTCTCAGCGCACAGTCCGCCTGACGGCGGAGCTGCTTGCAGCTCTCCCAAAGGGAGAGCTCTGCTTAGAGGAACCCCTCAGACGCTGCGCGTCAGCTCCCCGATGGGGAGCTTTGGGCGAAAAGATGAATCTTAAGGAATCGAATAAAAGCTCCCACTTTGGGGGAGCTGGCAAAGCCGTTAGGCTTTGACTGAGAGGGCAAGGATGCTGACGGAAAGGAGAACCTATGAAAGATGAGATTTTGAACAATACAGAGCTGCGGGAACTGCCCATCGGCCCGGAGGAGGTCGCGGAGGCGGCGGCCATCTTGCAGAAGTACAAGGCGGGCAAGGCTGCGCTGGACAAGCGGCTGGTGGACAACGAACTGTGGTTCCGGATGGGGCACTGGAAAAACTACCAGAACCCGATGATGGAGGGCAAGCTCCAGACGTCGAGCGGGTGGCTGTTCAACTCCATCGCCAACAAGCACGCCGATGCCATGGACAATTACCCGGCCCCCAACGTGCTGCCCCGCGCGGCAGATGACGAGCAGACGGCGCGGGTGCTGTCCAGCATTCTGCCCGTGGTGCTGGAACAGGCCGACTACGAGCAGGTGTACAGCGACACATGGTGGCGCAAGCTCAAGCAGGGCACCGGCGTCAAGGGCATTTTCTGGGACCCGGAACAGCACGGCGGCGTGGGCGAGATCGCCATCCGCCCCATGAACCTGCTGATGCTCTACTGGGAGCCGGGCGTGGAGGATATTCAGGCATCGCCTCACTTTTTCTCCCTGAACATGGAGAACACAAAGCAGTTGGAAGCCCGCTGGCCCCAGCTCAAGGGTCACAGCGCCAGCGTGTTGGACGTGCCCCGCTTCATCCACGACGGCGGGCTGGACACCAGCGAAAAAAGCGTGGTGGTGGACTGGTACTACAAAAAGCCGGATGAGAATGGCCGGGTGCTGCTCCACTACTGCAAGTTCTGCAACGGCGTGGTCCTCTACGCCAGCGAGAACGACCCGGCGCTGGCCGGGCGGGGCTTTTACGACCACGGCAAGTATCCCTTCGTGTTCGACCCGCTCTTCATGGAGGAGGACAGCCCGGCGGGCTTCGGGTACATCGACGTGATGAAGGAGTGCCAGAACGCCATCGACCGGATGAATCACGCCATGGACGAGAATGTGCTGCTCTCCTCGAAACAGCGGTATGTGCTGAGCGACACGGCGGGGGTGAACGAAGAGGAGCTGGCCGATTTTTCCCGCGATATCGTGCATGTGGTGGGGCGGCTGAACGACGACAGCTTCCGCCCCTTGCAGACGGCGGGCTTGCAGGGCAACAGCCTGAGCTACCGCGCCAGCCGGATCGAGGAGCTGAAAGAGATCTCCGGCAACCGGGATATGACCCAAGGCGGCACTGCGGGCGGCGTGACGGCGGCTTCGGCCATTGCGGCCCTGCAGGAGGCAGGGTCGAAGCTCAGCCGCGATATGCTGAAAAGTGCCTACCGGGCCTTTGCCAAGGAGTGCTACCTCATCCTTGATCTGATGCGGCAGTTCTACGACGAGGAGCGGGTGTTCCGCATCGTGGGCGGCACCGGCGAAAACGAGTTCGTGCCCTTTTCCGGCGCGGCGCTCCGCCCGCAGCCCGGCGGCGTGGTGGGCGGCGTAGAACTGGGCAGCCGCGAGCCGATCTTCGACATCGTGGTGAGCGCCGAGAAGAAATCCACCTTCAGCCGCCTCTCTCAGAACGAGACGGCCAAGGAGTGCTACCAACTGGGCTTCTTTGCCCCGGCGAACGCGGACGCGGCCTTGGCGGCGCTGGACATGATGGACTTTGAGGGCATCGAGAAGGTGCGCCAGCGGGTACGGCTGAACGGGACTCTCGCGCAGCAATTGACCGCCCTGCAGGCGCAGCTCACCCGGATGCAGCAGATGCAGACCCGGCGGGCCCCGCTGACCGGCCCGGCCGACAACTTGACGACAAAGGCGGTGGCGCACGCCATGGGCCTTGGAAAGGAACAGTAAATGATCAAAGTGCTCTACAACGAACTGGACGGGCCGGAGGGGGTGACGCTCCGGCTGGAAGCAGCGGGCCACGCGGGCTACGCTCCCGCCGGGCAGGACATCGTCTGCGCCGGGGCAAGCACCCTGATGCAGGCTCTGGTGAGCTTGCTGGCCGGGGAGGAAAGCACCCACAGCGACGCATGGGACGAGCCGGACGGCCCCCGGCTGGCGGTGGTGGCCGATGCCCCGCAGAAGCCGTGGGTGGAGGGAGCCTTCGAGCTGGCGAAAACGGGCTTTGCCCTGCTGGCCGAGCGCTACCCGGACAACCTCCGCTTTGCCGACGTGAGCCGCCGGGGCGAACGGGGGATGATGGACCTGCAGCTCTTCGCGGAGGGCGGCGAGGGCGCTGCCCCGGCCCTGAGCGCGGCCCAGACCCAACAGGCCATTGCCTCCGGCACCATGAAGCCGGGCAGTGCAAAAGCCGACGAGGCGGCACCGCCCGCACCGGAGGAAACGGCCGAAGAAACCGGCGGGGAAGGAGGTGAATCAGAATCCAAGCCGCAGCCGGAGCCGCCCCGCCCGCCGCTGCCGGAACGGTTTCCGGGCCGGGAGGTCGTGGACGGGCTCCACAGCCGCTGGGCCGCAGAGGAAGCGCTGATGCGCCGGGTGGTGCCGGAGTTCTCGCTGAAAGAGGAACTGCGCAACCCCGAAATGCGCCGCTTGATGCAGCTGCCCGGAATGCGGATGGCAGACGCCTACCGGCTGGCCCACTACAATGACGCGCTGCGCCAAGCGGCCCACGAGGTAGAACAGGGCGTCGTGGAGCGCATCCGCCAGCGCGCCGCCCGCCCGGCGGAAAACGGCACCCGGCCCGGCAGCGCGGCGGTGACGGGAGCCGATGTCTCCCGGATGAGCCGCGCCCAGCGGGAAGCCTTGGAGCGGAAAGCGCTGCACGGCGAACGGATCGTATTTTGAGGACCTGTCACCGCAGCGATCCGCCACCGGCGGCGTCCTGCGGAACGCTCCTAATAGGGGAGCCAAGAATCTATGAAACAACAAAGAAAGGGAAAATGTTATGAAAAAGCATGAAATGATCGACCTCCAGCTGTTCGCCGACGCATCTGCCGCGCTGAACAACACCACCAGCACCTCCGGCATGACTGCCGAGATGAAGACCTTCTATGAGAAGCGCCTCATCGATCAGGCCGAGCCGCGCCTCGTCCATGACCAGTTTGCAGATTACTACCCGGTGCCCCAGAACGGCGGCAAGACCATCGAGTTCCGCAAGTACGACAGCCTGCCCAAGGCCGACACCCCGCTGACCGAGGGCGTGACCCCCAACGGTCAGGCCCTGAACGTCA